TGTTTCTTATCAAGTCCAGCAAGTGCTTGACAGTTCTCCAAACAACGGAAGATACACTCTCTATCAGAGATAGGTGGGGCAATTTCCCACCCTTGCTCATCATAATACTTCTTACCCTTAGTGACTTGTGCCTCAACTTTATAGGCAGTATCTAATCTTTCATCTGGATTAGTGTAACTATGTTTCTCACTCATTATTTAACTCCTAGAAATAACATGATTTGTTTCAAACTCACACCCAAAAGGAATCTTAGGAAAAGTATTAAATGCTATTACTATTCTTTCCTCATTAGAATTACTTTTTGGAACAAAATGTGGTGTTAAACTTGGAAATAAAACTAATCTTCCTTCTATTGGATCAACTGGATAAGTTGGACGAATAACATTATGAAATTCATTAGGTGGTAAATTAGGATTACCCCCATTAAAAAGATCAAGACTGATAGAAGGTACTTTAATGTTATTATGTAAAACAAATGGAGGTGAATCTAAAGAAGATTTAACGAAAAAAACACCACTCAAATAACTATTAGCATGAAAATGTAATGGATGCTCTTCATCTTTATTAGTAATAGTAGACCATGATTGCATAATATCAACTTTATGATCTACCCTAAACACCTTTTCAATATACTCTTGAATAGAATTATTAATAAAGTTTTTAATGTCTATAAACTCTGGAATGTCAAGAATCCATTTATTAGAACTAATACTATTCCATTCACCATGACCATTATCTACAAAATGTTGTTGTTTAACTAAATTCTGAACATATTTAATGTCACCACTAAAATGAGTCATTCCTAAAGGTGGTGGAGCAAATATATTAATATACTGATCCATTATTCTTGAAACTCATCTAATGTCCATGTAGGATGTTCATCCTCCTTTTTAGGAACCCAGTTCTCACCGTTCCACTCATATCCTGGTCTTCCAAGATAAGAAACTTCTGATTCCCACTCTTCAAGTGCTTCTTTAATGATACTTTTGATCCAATTTCTAATCATTCCCATCTCTCATAAGGTGGTTCAGGTTCATTAATTCTATGCTTAAACTTATCACTATCAAAGTATGATTTACCCCTCTTACCATCTCTCTCATCCAATACTTCATTAATAAGTATCTTTAACTCCTTAACCATCTCTGGAGTATGTAACCTACGAGGATAGATCATCATAGGTTTATGTTTCTGTGGTTTACCAGACCCTTTGTAATTAGGATCAACAGGACCACTCATCCCTTGAGTATCAATCTTACTCATAATGCCCTCCCATTCTTATCAACTAATCCCATCTTCTTTACAGCACCTAAGTTAGATTTCTCTTCCTTCTTAATTCTCTTATACTCTTTAATGATCTTATCTACTTCACTCTTATTCATCTTAGCATTAAGTTTCTGTCCCTTAACACCCTGAGCCCCTTCCTTCTCTATGTAATCATTAAGAGCAATTTGAATATCTGCCTCTACAATATCCTTAATCTGTTGCCTAAGATCCATAGTTAATCTTCTCCTTACTATAGTATTCGCCCAATGTTCCACTCATTAGAGTTTCACTAATCTCACCATTAGGAGTAGTAATGGTAGGTTCTACATGGTTATTCTTCTTACCAAATTCTAATTTTGGACTATGAGGATTCTCCAGTGATTGAACCAACTGAATCACCTGATCTCTTATCTCCATTAGCTCATGGAAACATTGTTGATTATGTGCACATCCCCTTAACTCATGGTCAGGTTTATGTACGGATTCAAGGAATAAAGTCTTTCCACGATCCCATTTTTCTTGTTTAGTTTCACTCATAAGAACTTCTCCAATGAACCTTTCTTCTTGAGTTTCTTCTCAATAGAAATTTGTTTCTTTATGTATGCTACCGCCTTCTGGTAGTTTGGTGCAAGATACATATGTTCACCATTGTGAATAACCATTAGTTTCCTGTTACTATCCATAACAGGAATCGCTGCCCATGAACCATCCTTAGTAACATATCCTTCTGGTTGTCCACCACTATTAGATAGAATATCAGGATTAGGGCAATGATAAAACTTGCGATAGTCTGAAGGTACTCCACTCATAGGTTATACCCTGCTGATCTTCCTAATGAATTAGATCCACCTTTCCACTCCTGTTTCTCATAATCAAAATCAGGATGAGGTGGTGAATTATACTTAGGTTCTTTAGATCTATTATGAATGACTATGAATTTATCAGCAGCATAATGTCCACCTAAACATACCTCAATTTCATCACCATCTTTCCAATTAACCTCACCATTCATTTTGGTGTGTTGCATTAGAACTGCAATCTTGTTAATTACATCTTCAGTTAGTCTCACCTGTGATGTCCTCCAGTTTAAAAATACTTACTAATTCTAAACCTGCTAATTTCATAGCGGTATCTGCCTCACCATCCTCTTGACGGTCTACAATAGCAGCAACACGATTAACTGTGTAACCAGCATCACGCAATCTCTTAACTGCTTTAATTGCTGATCCACCTGTAGTAATCACATCTTCAAGAACTGTGATCTTAGCACCTTTCTCAGGTAGAGGACCTTCAATGTATGCTCCAGTTCCATGCCCCTTTGCCTCTTTACGGACAATAAGACCATTAATCTTCATACCATCAAGACCACATACAACAGCAACACCACTTACCAATGGATCAGCACCCAATGTAAGTCCTGCTACTGCCACAGCATCCTTTTCAACTGCCTCCAGTAACATTATACTGGATAGTGTGAGTCCTCTTGAACTTAATGTAACTGGTTTACAGTTTACATAATGCTCACTCTTTCTACCCGATGAAAGGGTATAATCACCCTTCTTATAAGCATCACTCTTTAAGAGTTCAAGTAATTCTTCTTTATATCCCATGTTAAAATACCGCAGTTACAGAAACAACCTTGGCATTAGGGTTTCTTGCAAGAGCAACTTGTCTTGCCTCCTGATAATCACGAGCATGTACTTCTTCACTAAAGACAGTACCAGCAACATAGAGATCGACTTTACAACGCATTGGTTTTCCTGTGGATATTTGTATTATACTTGATTTATAGCATCAAGTAAAGGGGAATGTGTCACTTCCATAACTGGAGCATATTCTCCCACTCTTTTCTCAATCAGATTACCATAATCCTCATGTAACTCACATCCAATGTAATCTCTACCTAGTGATTTTGCCACAGCAGCAGTAGTTCCTGATCCCATGAATGGATCTAACACAATATCTCCTACCTCGCTTCCTGCTAAGATACAGGGTTCAATTAGATCAGGTGGATAGGTAGCAAAATGAGCACCTTTGTAAGGTTTCTTAGTTACAGTCCATACTGATCTCTTATTCTTCTTCTCATAACTCTTAGTCAATCCTGAATGAGGTTGTAAACCTGTTCCTTCATTATGATACTTACCATTAGTTCTATCTCTGGTTCCCCAGTCCTTTGCTGGTTCCTTGATTGCTTCATTATCATAGAAGTATTTCTTATTCTTACTGAACAGAAAGATATACTCATGTGCCTTGGTACATCTATCTCTCACACTCTCAGGCATTGGATTAGGTTTATGCCATATAATATCTTGCCTCAAATACCATCCATCTGCCCTCATAGCAAACGCAAACATCCAAGGAATACCAATGAGATCCTTCTCTTTTAATCCTTCTAACTTGGTTCCTCTTTTGGGTGAACTCTCTGGTAGATCTTGGTTAGTCTTACTTACAGTTTGTTTCACATACGCTTGAGAACCTGGTCGATAGTTGTAATAACTATCACCTAAGTTTACCCAACAGGTTCCATCATCAGTAAGCACATTCCTTACTTCTCTGAATACTTTAACCAACTCATCAATAAACTCTTCAGGACTTTGCTCTTGTCCTATCTGTGATTCTTCACCACCATAATCTCTCAATCCATAGTAAGGTGGGGATGTAACACACATCCTTGCCTTCTCATCAAATTGTTTGAGGGTGTCTCTACAGTCACCGAATAGTATTGTGTCTCTCATACGCTTTCTTTGATTAGAGTATAAAGTTTACTACCAAAGTCACCTTTATCTATAGGCACTACATTCTTTGCAACAAATGTAATATCATCAAAATCGACTTTGAATGATACAGAATCATCTTTGAGTTTTGTATTCTTCATACAAGCATCCCAACTGCATATTCCAGCAGTATAATTCTTTGTATCCCATAATAACATATAATCAAATGTCTTATCTGGCAACCCTTTGTTTCTTCCTTTAAAATTCATAAGTGTTATTTCTCTGGTATATGGTTTTGTTTTAAGAAACAATCCATCCATACCCTTTGACTCATAGTAGATACCATCGTGAATCCCTAAGAAGTCTCTACCGTTCTCACAGTCACCAACATACTGTAATTGACCACCGCTATACTTTGCAATGGCAATCTCTTGTACCTCTGCCCTGAGTGGGCGTGTTTGTTGCCTCTTTAATCCATCTGTGGACTTAACCACACCAAAGATAGAGGGAAAATCAAATAATTTAAAATCAATCATCGTGTTACCACTGAAATTGCGGGTTCACCCCTGTTGAATACAGTATCTACAACTGCCTCAACCTTACGTGCGGTACTGATCCCAACATTATTATACACTGGTACACATACTTTGCCATGTGTCTTATGACAGTTACCCAATCGGATCACTCTACCAATAGTTTGAGAGATAGTAATGTAATCCATGTTACGCATAAACAATGCTGCCTCAAGACCCTTGACATTGATTCCTTCTGATAATATGCTATGGTGTAATACTATAAACTTCTTATTCTCATCCTTACCCCAAGCATTAAGAACCTCAAAGAACTCTTCTCTATCAACCTTCTCACCATCAATGATAGCACCTGTCTTTGATGTGATAGTCATCCAAGAATAACCACGCCAAGCAAGTTCATCCTGAAACTTAGAAGCATACAGAAGATTAGTAATCTGTTTAGTAGACTTAGCACAGATAAGAACCTTATCTACATCTAATCTATCAATAGCACTAATCATATGCTCAGACTCTACTTCAGAATAGATCTCATCCTTTCTAAGTAAACGACTCTTGTAAACCTCAACTTTAGGTGGCAGTATATAACCCTCATCAACTAACTTAGGTGCTGGTACATTAACAATTACCTGACCATACACCTTAGTATCATTCATTCCAGCTTTTTGGACAGTACGACTATGCTTAGGAGTAGCAGTAAAGAAAAAGCTCCTGTTAGACCTATAAGTTGCAAAAAATTTAACAGCAGGGAAAAAGTTTCGTTGTACACTGTTGTGTGCCTCATCAAAGTACATTGTATCTACCTCAATGGTAGAACCTTTAACCTTCTCAAGTGAATGATAGGTAGTGAATATAATCTTGGGAGCATAATATCTTGTCTTATGCCAAAAGTAAATATCATTGCTTTTAGTAGAACTGTAATGATGTGTCTCACCACTATGAACATGCATGACTTGAATATGTGGCATGTCATTCTTAACAAATTCTTCCATAAACTCAGAAGATAATTGCTCTGCTAATAGAATACGAGGAGCAACTACAACAACAGTCTTTGAACTACCTTTAAGAAGTGCTAACGCATCTTTAATCATACACATGGTCTTACCACCACCTGTAGGAACTATAATCTGCCCCTTGTCATGGATTGCCATAGCTCTCAAAGCATCAAGTTGGTGAGGACGTAATGGCATCTATGTTTCTCAGTTGAATATATTATAGCACAAACAACCTACCTTTCAGTAGTTGTATGACAGTTACTTAACTGGATAAGAAGTTTAATACACTCTCAGATACATTGTTTATTCTATCCTCAGTTCGTGTATAATATTCTTTATTCATTTCAACTCCAATAAAATCCCTTCCACATTGTTTAGCAGCAACACCAACAGCACCCGATCCCATACAAGGATCTAATACAGTATCTCCTACATTAGAACTCGCCTCTATCAATCTTGCCATTAACTTAACTGGTTTGGGTGTTGGGTGATACTTATATCGTTCAACTGAGTTTCTCCATACAGCAGATTGACAATGCTCATTGAATGTAGCACCAGACTTCTTTCCATATACACAGTTCTCAATACTTGATAACCATATATGTTGACCATTCATGGGTGATGGGTTTGTCTTCTCCCATATACAATGCCGTACTGACATTCCATGTTCTATCAGTCTGTTGCGTATATGTGATACCTGAACCGATCCACAGAATATATAAATGCTCCCTGAAGTAACTCTAACTATCTCGTCTATAAATTCGTCTAATGGAAAGGTAATTATATCTGCATGACTCTTATCTAAATTTCTTAATCCACCACTCTTACGATTTACCTCGTCATAAGGTATATCGGTCAGAGTCAAGGTAACACTCCCATCTTCTAGTGTGGGAAGTACCTTCATACAATTTTCGTTATGAAGTTTCATAAAATCATTATAACATAAAAAAAACAGGGTGTCACGCACCCTGGTCTTAAGAAAATATAAAGTTTTGCCTACAATCCATACAAAGGTATGTATAATTTCTTAAGATTTGACTACCTAATCTCAAATGTTTTTACATCAGTACGATCAACACCTTCACCTTGAGCTGTTAGTTTATATTCAACAGGTGATACACCAACATTTGGAGCTAGTTCTATTAGACCAGTCTCTTCATTAACCTCTCTTGTTTTAGGACCAATCTGACTAGCCCAATCGAGATCAACAGAATTTCCAAAGGCTGTAGAGAATCTTCCATCAATTTTATATCCCACTTGAGCAGGTCTAAACTTCTCAGTTCCAGGAAGATCTAGAGAGGAGAATATTCTCGTACCAGTTGTATCTAGAACCTCAAATCCAACTACCAGAGGGTTTCTAGTATGATCAAAAGGAGCACCCATAGGAAAACCATCTTGATCATTAGGATTATTCCGAAGTCTTACTGTTAGAGTTATCTCCATTGATGTTGAACCTGTTCCTGATGAAGGAAAAGAAACTGGTATATCAGCAACTTGATTTTCTACTACCTCTTCATTAACTATATGATTAGCAAATCCATCATGTCCTCTATAGTCACTGGTATAAACTGCATTAGTTTTATTATAAGTAGCAGAATTCCAATCTATTTGTGCTACGTTATCAGCCATGACTTTGAGTTTAAAGGTTCCTGGAGTAATCTTTATAGCACCTTTTTTAGCCCTATTATCTGTTGTTAGAGTAAATTTATATACTTGAGTTTGCCAAACAGTAGATGGAACAGCATCTCCAGTTTGCCAACCAGCTGGGAAATTATTAATATAGATCTCAGTAAGACTTGGAGTAACACCAACTTCTCTCAAAAATGTATGCCAGAATTCATTATGAGCTCTATACATTTTTCCTTGATCAGTTACTAAATCTCCTAACCAACCATTAGATACTGACGCAGTACCATGAATACCTGTCTGATATGCTTTTACCCAATTTGAATCTGCTAAACCTGCTTGTGCGTTAGCACTATTCAATAAAGTAATCTCAGCATCATCATCAGGACTTGTTCCATCCCTTAACTTAATTTCCAAGAGATCGGCACTAACTCTTCCAAGCTCAAGAATTGTACCATCTGATCCATCTCCATTATAAGGTTGATTTTGACCAGATTGAGCATGACCATCAGTATTTGTATGTCTAAGATTATTCCAATCTAAAGTATAATCACCATTTTCTAGAGAACAATCTATTATTTCAGGTCCTCTATTTAATGTATACCTCACTGCTCCTGTACTGTCCTTAATTTCAACACTACTAAATGGAACATCAGCAATCCTACTACTATCTCTCTTCACAGAGCGAAGTCTGAAGTCACATGTCTGTCCTGTAGGAGCAGTAACATGTAAAACCATACCTCTATTTGCACCATCATCAAATCTTACATAAGTTGGTAATGGAGTAATTTCTATAATAGGAGGATCTTCTCTTGGGTCTGGTTCAACTACTTGTTCTCTTCCATCACATTCTCCATCTCTATCCCCTTTTATATTTTCAGTAGTAATATCACCACTAACAACAAATGGCGATCCACAAACTGCTGGTCCACCATTACCACCAGTACCATCACTAGTATGATCACCTTCACCACATCCATCAGTATTCGCACCTGCTTCTCCCCATCCACCACCATTTCCACCTTTTGATCCATCACTACCACATGCTCCACCACTTAAGGAACCTCCCGATGGGCAACTTGGACAAGTACCATCAGTTCCACCTTGTCCATCAGTTGCTGCTTGATATAATCCTTTACCGTTTCCACCTCTACCACCTATACCCTGAGAAGCACCACTACCTGGTCCAACAGTATAAGAATAATCTTGATAACATCTCCACCATTGTGAACTATGAGCTCTTGTTGTCTCTCCAGTTACAGGATCAGTTTCTGAATAGCATATACCACCTGATCCAGAAGATTCTGTAGTCCAACCAGAAGGACAACCCCATCCACTAAGATTAAATCCTCCACCTGGAGCAACAGGGCATATTGATACAGTCTGATAGTTCCTACCAGATTCTACACAAGTTCCATTTGAACCTGGTGCACCCATGGCTCCACTTTCACCACCACCACCTCCACCATAAAGCTGTCCGTCTTTATGAACATAGATGAAAGTTGTAGAACCTGTATGTTTTATTTTTAAAGCAGTTCCACCATGCTTACCTGGATCACTTGACCCTTTAGCTCCACTAGTCCTATATCCACCAACTCCACCAGATCCAAGAACTCTACCATTAATAAAAATAACAGAGTTACGAATAGCTAAAGTGGGTTCTTCTAACTTAGCAGCAGGTTTCTTATCAAATAAACCATTTGTTAATGATCCAGCACTTCCATTAGTTCCAATATCATCAGAATAACATGTAGCATTTATGAATATTTTTTTCTCAACATTTCTTATTAAATTTCCATCAGATCTACTGGTAGAATCTCTATGATTTCTATTATCCCAGTCAATACCATTTGATCCATCCCACCTATTCATACTATAATTCTTAATTATAGTTGAACCTACATTACTAAAATCACCAACAGTAGCATAATATCTCTTAATAGATCCTCTAAATGTTTCTAAACTTAAATTAGTTCCATTACCAGAGAAAACTCCATTAGGATAAGCATCACCAGATATTTTAGTTGTTGTCTTATCACTTTCAAACTCATTTTCAGTCGCATTTGGAACATTGGCATCATATACAACAGGATTAGTATTTCTAAAGTATTCAGATGCCTTTACTTTATTTCCAACAGTATATCCCTCCTTAAAATACTTTCCAATCTCACTAAACTTAATTGGTACACTACCAGTAAAATATGGTCCAGCAGTTTCAACAGTAGTACTACCATTAGTATGAGTTCTCTTTATATCATCTGGGAAGATTTTAATATTATATCCACCTGTACCTGGAGTATATGGATCAGGATCATTTGTTGTACCTCCAGCATTAGAAGTATCTTTTAAAGTTATTGTTACTTTCTTTACTAAAACAGTTCTAGCAGAATTAGTATATAATCTTATCTCAAATGTTTCATCTCCCTCTGTTACATTATCATTATCAAACGTATGAGATATACTTCCAGCACTTCCATCAGCAGTAACTGTTACAGTACCTTCAAGATCTCCACTTGATAAATCAGTAGAACTTATACCATTTACTGACCAATATAAAACAGTTGATGCTGCAACATTAGTAGTAGAAAATGTAGTTACAAGGGTTGTTCCCTCATTAACAGTAAAATTGGCAGGTGATATTGAATAAGTAGAATTAGTAACTGATCCACCTGAACCTATGGTATAATTATCATCTCTATTAAAAACATAAAAAGCTTGCCTTTCATTATAAACCATGAAAGCACCAGTCTCAGCAGTAATTTCAAAATCACCCCATGTATCTCCTTCATCAGTACTGATCTGTAATTTTTGTAAATTATTAATACTCCGTAACCTATACTTGTATAAGTTTAAGTTAAGATTTTCATCAGTAGATATTCTAATTGGATAAGTTCCACTTGCTATACTTAATTCAAGAGGTGTGGAATCATCAGATTCTAAAAACTCTCTAACACCATGAATTTCTACTTTATGAATAATTGATGGACTATTATGAGAAATTGTAAATCTTTCATTTATTGGTCTGGTTTGACTTATTCCCTTCCAAGGTGTTAAAGATGCGTTTTTAGAACCAGAATCTATAGTAATATATTCTTTAATTACCTTAACAGAACTGCCCATAGTGCTAAGAGCACCCATCCATTTTGGATCAGTAGCACCAAGAAGACCATTTGCAGCACTATATCCTCTATAGAATTTACTATCTTCCGCACTAATAGAATTAAGTAATGTATCTTTTGCTGTTTTTGGACTCCAAGATCTATTTTGCTGTAAAGCACAAGCAATTAATCCAGTAGCAACTGGAGCAGCAGCAGATGTTCCACTAAAAATTGTATCATTAAAAGACTTGCCACTTGTCGGATGACTTTCAATTCTTTTAAGATAAGTTTTCTCAGTATAATCATCACCATCTTGATTATCATCCTTAACTGATGCTGCTAAAACACAAGAAGGAGCATAAAAATCAATACCAGATCCTTTCATAGAATAATCTGCACCATTAACATTATAATCTACCCAGTTTCCATCATCGTTTGGCCAGTTTAAATTAGTTGCGGCTCTAAATGCTGTACCACTATCAATAGTCTCTGCTTTTAGGTCATAATCACTACTAGTTCCTTCTTTAAAAGGTCCATCTGCTACCATTCTCCATTCATTTCTCAATGCAGTACCTATAGATCCAATAACAAAACATGGTGAGTTATCGTGATCATCAGCTATTTGTTGTGGAAATCGTCTTCTATGAACAAATTTATCATCTACTTTATTATTATAATCAACATCACCTGGTTTAGTACAATAGTGACCAGTATTACCAGCAGCCCACACTATATGAACACCAGCATCAATTGCTTCTCTAATATCAGTATTTTGTGTATTCCACCCACCTATTGATTGTCCAAGATTAGTCATCCACTCAGGAGCAGTTAAAGAATCATAATTATAAGCACCTGTATCAGGTATTTTTGCAGGCTCAAAATAACTAACTAAACTATGAGCATAACCTTTTGAATCATAATATTCATGCTTCTTTTTATCTTGAGCAAAATTATACTGACCATCTGTTATAGTACCATCATATGAATATACTCCATTCCATGTTTTATTTGGACTTATGGCAAATTCTGGTATAGTGTATCCTTGTCCATTTACTTGAGCATCATAAGTTCCAGAAGTTCCTCTATACTCAAATGTTCCAGCACTATTCTGAAAATTATTAGGATTGGTATGATTAACACTACTAGCATTAAGACCAATTGAGTTATTCCACCAACTAGCAGAACCCCAACTATTATTCATTATTGTTGGGTCTTTCTTATTAGCAGAAAGATATGATTTTGGATTATCTGGTTTCCAAAGATGAAAATACTTAACAAAAACATGTGATCTTTGTTTCACACCAAGTCTGTTTATTGCCCATTTATTACAATTAAATGCCCATCCAAAATTCTTTCCATATGCCAATGAAGCAACGGGTGTTCCATGACTACCATCTTCAGTAGGTGGTGTATTTGACTGACCACAATATCTACTTCTAGTATAATTTACTGCACCGTTCTGATCAGCAGAAAACATTCCTATTGGAAATTGTACATTCCTAGCAGGTATTATATCACCATTTTGGTCCTTCATAAACTCATCTGATCTAGAAGATGTATTAGTCCACCATGATATAGCAGCAGATTCAGTAGGAACAGGCGTTCCATCCCAACGTGCTTCTAGTCTTGTATCTGGATCAGCATTAAAATACGCAGGATCAATATAATATGGAGCATCCAATACTATATCCAAGACACCAGATTTTCCATGTCTCGCTAAAACATTACCTGGAAGATAATTTGGGGGATCATTATCAGGATCAACAATAAATTCAGGATGTGCATTCCACACAGAACCATCACATATAACTAGATCTACATCATATCCATCATTTGTATAAGTAACATCTGAATTTTTTACTTCACTTGATTTATTAGTCCAAGTATTAGTAGCATTATTTTGACATCTTAATAGTTGATAACCTGTTCTATTCTTTTCTGCTGCTGTAGGATTTGATATAGGTGGGATAATAGTAATAGCAGGATCATCTCTCTTTACAGAACCTGTTTGAGCAGATGTATTTGCTGGATATCTCACCAATCTCCATGCTAAACCACCAGGATTATAATCCCAACTCTCTTGCCAACTATTCTTATAATCACCATTCTTTATGTCAAATTTAAAAAGATACTTATCAACAACAAAATCTGGAAGCCAACCTAAATTTATAACCTGAAACTTGTGATTGGCTGTATTATCTTGCAGTATTCTTGGGTTTAATGCTACATCTTTTTCATTAGCAGGAGCATAATTATTCCATCCTTGTAATGGATACACAGTAGTAGAAGGATTAATCGATGGCCAAGTAACTTCAACCTGACCTTCAGCAGCATCAATAGAAACTTCTAATTGATAAAATCCAGGAGTATCAATAGTAAACGCACTCAAACAAGTTTGAGTTGTATTTCTAATACTCTCTGGATCAGGTTGTGTTGTATCAGCAGGAACTGCTGGATAGACACCATAATCTTTTAATAAAGGTAATGTATCCCAATATTGCATACCAGGACTATTTCCTGATAAATCAGAAACTTTAACCCAATTAGTAGTTCCCTGATTAAGTTGACCAGTAGTACACATTAAAGAAGTTTTTACTACTTCAGGAGCATCCATCTCATAGATAGATCTATAATTTTTTACATTAGTACCAAATCTGTTAATATCATCAACCATGAGCATCATACACTCTGGATGAAATGTAGTATCTATTTCAACATAATCAATATCTGGATGATTTTTTAATTCTTCAACTTCTGTTAATGATAATTGATATGATCCCCTAGTGGGACTAATAGACATATCATCCTTAGAAGTACATTTTCTGGATGGTATATGATTTTCATTAGTACCATCACTAAGTAATTCTTTATGTATTCTCTGCCATGCCTCGGCAGTCTTAGCCTTTACCTGATAATTCTTTCTTGCCATCAATAATTACCTAAGTTAAGGAGTTCCAACCACTATTCCAATATTGTATTTCTCCGTCCGTACTATTCCATATTATTGATCCTGGTTCCAGATATACTAAATTATTTCTTTCAGTAGTAGTAACTCTTGGTAACTTCATATGTCTCATATTTGGTATTCCAGCAAAGGCAAAATCAAGAGCACAAGTAGCAACTGTAGTTCCAATACCAACATTTGATTCTGGCAGGACTGAAACATGACCATTTATTGTATTATCTACATGAGTGAAGGTCGTTCCTATACCAACACCAGCAAATAATCCAGTACTCCTCTGGGCATCTAATGCCGTAGAGTTCCAAATATTTTCACGTGCAGTTCCAATCGCAACTCCATTAGTAATTTCTATAATATTATTAACATCAATATCACCAAAAGTAGATATTCCAGATGGTCGATTTATATCAGAAGCATCTATTATTGCTGGTAATGAAGCATTACCTCCAATAAGATTACCACCATCAATTTCTAAATCACCAATAACCCTAACACTTCCTGTAAATGTAGAATGTCCAACAACATCCAACTGAACTTCAGGATCTGATTTATTAATACCTAAATGACCTTTATAAGAAAGAGTCATTAATTTAACATTGGTCTTTCCATATATCCAATTAAATCCACCAGTATTAATACCACTAAAGTTACCAGAATGAATATAAGAATTAAAATCGCCAAGATCTCCATTAATTAAATCAAATGTCTTATCTTGACTTCCAAACCTTATCTTTGCAGTACTTTCACCAATACCAGTTAATGAATGTTGATTTTGTCCTAGGCTTATGATTGCGTTCTCTTTTCCAACAATATCAACTGTTGATATTCCAGCAGAATAAACCTCAATAGCCATTGTAGAATTATTAACACCTACTCCTAATGTATCAGTAACATGAGCTTTAGTTGCGGTAACAATACCAATTACAGATCTATCTGATTCTAAATCAGCAACAGTTCCTATACCTGTGGCCTCTAAATTTGTAGTATCTACTCTCGTAAAAGTAGATGTGTTAGAAGTAATATTACCAATAATATCACCTTTAAATTCAGTAGCAGTTATAACACCAACAGAATGTAGATTATTAATCTTAGCAGTAGCATTTGTAATAATAACATTACCCACTAAAGTAGCACCAGAAGCAGATAAGTAATATAGTTCTTGAGCAGAATCTTCTCTTATTGTTATCTCCGTATATGCTCCAGCACTACCTTCAGTACCACTAACATTTAAACCATCAGTAAAGGCTTTCGTACCTGCTTCATCATAATAAAACCTGAGAGGATATGAGGCATTAGAACTATCACTCTGATCAAATCTATATGTTCTACCAGGAGTAAAACTTAGTACAGGAGATTCTTTTCCATCTATAAAGTATCCGTTAGCATTACCCTGACCCGAATATCTGTGGTCAGATGTCTTAGTATCAACAGTAACAACTAAAGTCTTAACTGAACCATGAGGATAACTAACAAGAGTTACTCCCTCAATTGCAGGTGTTGTTACTATTCCAGTTACATGAAGATCTGATGTGGTAACAATACCAGTATTATGAACATTAGTTGATTTTACTTGTGTGATAGTAGACTCAGAGCTTGTAATATCACCAGTAACATTTCCTTTAAATGTTGTAGCAGTAACAACACCAGTTGCTACAATACCACCTTCCGAATTAATACCAACTCCTTTCTCAAACGCACTTATATCATTATTACCACCAACTTGGAAAACATGTCTAGGATCATCAGTTGAAACACCTACATTACCAGCAGCATATATGCTAATATATCCCAATCCAGCATCCTTATCTATCCATTGAGATGTTGGAAGATTATCTAAGTATTGACCATCACCATAATAAGTAACTGTTTCTCCAACATTCTCAGCAGTTATAACACCAACAGGATCTCCTATCTTAACACCAGATCCACTAGTAGAACCACTAACACTGGTATTCTCAATATTAAGAGTGGTTGCTGTAATTGTATTAAAATTAGCTTGTTCACCTGTTACATTTCCTGTTGTCTTAATATTACCAGCAACATCCAGATGTGTCGTTGGTATTGTAGATCCTATACCAACTAGTCCATTTGAATTAACGACGAAATTATCATCATCAACTTGAACACCGCTACGGAAATTAAAAGACTTTTTAATATTCGCCATCTGAGATATGATTTTTTACTATTTATGTGTTAGTTTTGTCTTTATTTCTTGAACCTCAAATCATGTTCTAAACCTTCAAGTCTCTTAGTTAATTCCTTAACTGCTTCAACTAGAAGAGGAATCACTTTTTCATAATGAACACCATGAATACCATCCCCACGAATCTCTGCTACACCAGGCAATCCAAGTCCTTCAATTTCTTGAGCAATTAGACCAGTATCTGCCTTTCCTTCCCAATCAGATGCTGCATTCCAATTAAATGTATTACCACTAATTGTGAGAATTTTCTCTAATGGATTTTCAATAGGTGTAATGTTATCCTTTAATCTATGATCTGATGCAGAAGCAAACGCAATAATATCACCACTAACATCTAACCTTCCTTCAATTTGAACACCATCAGTAGTAGTTTGAAGTTTATGAGTTGCAGTTCCACCATAATATAATTTAACAGAACCATTAGACCTAGTATATGTTAAACCTTGTTCTGTATTGTCTTTATTACCAATAATAACTTTATTGTTACTTTGTAGATAAAGATGTGTGTTATCATCGGTAGCAACAACTCTAAGGTTATCATTAGATGAAGCAGAATCATGATAAATTGCTCCCTTTTTATCCGCAACAGTAGCACCACCAAAGCTCACTAACTTATTGCTTGGGAAGTGAGATCCACCACTGAATATTACATTACCAGCATAAGATCCACCACCACCAACATTTAAGTTTTTACCAATACCAACTCCACCTGCTACTCTAACAGCACCACTATTAATATTTGTTGATTGCTCATCATTCTTAACACCTAATTTTCCACAGATATTAAGATTCTTACCGATACTTGCTCCACCTTTAACTTGAAGAGCACCTTTTAAGGTTGATCCACATACTATATCATCATAATTTGATTCTGATTCCTCGTCATCATTGTTTATGTAAACAGTATGACTGGTTCCAACCTTTATTGTTTGAGATTGGAGTAAGTTATTAAACCTACTAATACCGTTAAAGGTTACAGGACCATTGAACTGAGATAGAATCTGTTTAGAACTACCACCTTCAACAAGTAATCTCTCTTTAATGATTACTTCATCAAATACAACACTCAACTTACTTGGATCTTCACCCGTTACAGTTGGAATTGGAATATCAAATGTAGTTTGCTGTCCACTATCTGCTGAGATCTTAGTGTTTCCAATGTAGAAATCACCCTTATCATTCATACCTGTGTAAACAACAGTACCACAAGAGGTCTCTTGTGACTGTGCTAGGAACTCCTCTCTTTCGGTAAGAGTTCTATCAGATATTTGAGGAAGACCAGTTGAATAGTTACCTGGACCATAACCAAGATATTCAAACGTATGACCAGATGCCCTTAGAATAGAAGGTCTGCGAACCTCCATTGCTATAGGTTTAATCTTACTAATTAAGGATTTATTCTTATGCTCTTGTATGTTTGATCCTAAGACACCTCTGATAACAGATATCTTATTATTTGATGCACCACCAAGAACATTCTTATTCACCCTCATTATCTCATCATCAATCTGAATATAAGATCCTATTGGGAACTTAGCCTGTATTGATTCTTGAACTGCTGTATTAAATGTTGGTTCATCATATAGATTTACCTTAAATTCAGAAACACTAGCAGCAACCAACTCATCGGCAATCATTACATCATGATCACCAAGAGATAATGTTCTTACACCAAGATTTTCTGCAGACTTACCAGAAACGGCATCATGAGCAGATAATCCATGCTTAAGGATATACTTAGCATTAGCAACTAATCCTGCTGTTTCTCCAGTTGTAGAACTGAAAACATTATATGCTGTCTCTTCTTCTACAACAAAATCACCAAGATTTTCATAAGTGGCACTAAGTATTCTAAACTTATTACCTTTCAACATACCATGTGCTTTGACAGTGGTAAAGGTAGTTGATTTAGTTAATCCACTTCCAGATTCTGTAGGGGCAGTACTAGAACTAACCTCTGCAGCAGGACCCATATCAATAACTTGCTGTCCAGGGTAGATAGTATCAGCACTACTCTTATGAACAGTGATTGATTTATCACTAGATACTTCATCAATCATAAAGTATCCATCAGTAGCTGTTGTAATACCAGTTACTTGTACATAATTATTAGCAACAGAAGCAATATGCTTTGCTTCTAAAGTAATAAACTGAGATGGTGTTCCTTTTAATCCACCTACCTGTGAACTATCAAAGTATAGAGTATCTCCAACTTTATATCCAGCACCACCGTCCTGTACTTTAATACTTTCCTTTAATACTTGACCAGTGTTTGGAACTATTTCATTTTGAACAACTGAAGAATTAGAAACTATTACTTGAACTGTTGCTCCTTTCCAGTTAGCAGATGAAGGTTGTGAAATATCATCAAATAATTTAATATTCTGATATGGAACATTAGGTGTGCTATTTGTAAAAGTACCAGTTCCACTTACATCACCATCATAAAATCTGATACCATTTAATCCATGTGATCCATCTAACGCTAGAGAAGCACTATTTGCTGAATTATTAGCAGATGTAATAACATTAGATACACCGAATGTTGATAAGAATATATTAGAAGTTTCTCTAGTAATACTCTTCTTAAGGTCATTAGTTACTACTGAACCAATTGGTTCAAGTTTTGCATATGTTTTTGCTTCCTGTGGGTTATCTTCAGGATTATCTCTATCATGTTGTGGATAAAGATCAGTAATACTCTGATTATACTTCTTAAAGGAGAATACACCATCAGCACTGTTGTTACCATTCAATACAAATAGATGGTAAATACCATCCTGAATACCCTCTTCATAAGAAGTAATTACTTCAGATCTATAAACATATAGATTCTCTCTTGTATCATTCCTTTCAAATCTTGGAAGAGTAAGTGATCTAACATGTGTTCCATCACCATCATTAATATTAATAGTTCCAACTACAATATCAGCACCTGTTGGATAATAAGTATCTACTAATTTTACAACCTTATACTTAAAGATTCTATCATTTTCTACAGAATCTACAATGAAATTACCATTAAATTCTTTATCAAATACACCAGTAGGGTTAGTTGTCGTAGTGACATGTCTAACAGTAACTCTGTTTCCAACCTTTAATCCATGAGATTTATCAGATCTAACAGTTGCTATCTTAGTATTATTATCATATGATATAGTTGTTATGAATCTAGGATTCTTCTGGAATTCATAATCATTAACTGTTAATGTTCCAGTTGGATCATCTGGAATTGTAAAATCAGTACTAGCAACAGCACCCGTAGAACTTGATTCTTGAAGGATAAATCCATCTGTTGGATCTTTAGCACCTTTAATCTCTTTAGGTATTACATATCTAACCTTATAAAGTTTCTCATCTAAACTTCTATCATCAGTTCTTCTAAGAATATATGGAATAGGTACATTATCATCATCACTAAAAGTATTATCCTTTATAACAGGAGTAATTGTATCTCCAGTTGTATCAATATGAACAAACCATCCACCAGGTTCTGTGGTTGTTGTTTGACTACCAGCTATTCCTCTAGTAATAGAATATGTTCCTTCATCAAACTGAACTGGATGTCCAAGATCTCCTGGATTCTTATCAGATACTCTACTAATAATATTAACTGTACCTTCTGCCTCAGTAAATGAAGTTCTGATAAATTCTGGATTAGTTAATTCAGCATTTGCTCTAGATGAAGCAATTCTAATTTCATTATTTCCCAAATCACTATTAGAAGCATCACTAGTAATAGCATAATATACTTTATGAGCATCTAATCCTTGAGGTAACTTACCACTATCAGATATTATTCTTATTGATTCACCATTAGCAAGATTATGCCCAGTACTTATTGTATACTTTGCAGGGTTAACATTAGTTTCTGGATTTGAATGAAGTGCTGTATATGATTTCTCAGAAGTATCTGTTGTAGCAGTTAATGCCCCATTAGACATAACAACAGTTGCTTCATATGGAGTATCACCAGCTAGATATAACTTTTCACCTACCTTAGCACCAATTCTAAATCCCTGAGCAATTGCTGATGGTGGTGAGAACTTATTCTTATTTCCTAGTAGATATAAACGTCCTGGAAAAGGAGCTGTGTTATTAGGAGAGTTAAGTATTTGAGTTGTTGCTGTCTTATCAATCTGAAGCCAATCAATAGCATCTTCTCTAGTAACAATAGCTCTTGGAGTAACAATAGAAGTTACAAATCCCTTATTATCCTTATCAAATGCTTCTTTCTTAAATCCATCAGCAGCAAGAGCAAACTGACCAAAGTTGGAGTTAGAGTTAGTAACTGAAGCATCAGCACCAGATAACATATTGAAATGTGTATGATATCCAATAGCAAACACAGAAACTATCTGTATAACAGCATCATTAGAAACTTTTACGTGAGTTGTCTCATACTCTGGTCTATAAACACAACCAGAATCTAAATGATATACCTGATCTATATTTGTAGAAGATGATTTAGATGCTAATATTTCACCCCTCTGAACCGCAGGTGTTAATCCAGTATATTCTCTACTAGTTTTATTGAACTTAACAAAAGCACGATCATCTTTCTGTAGTGATACACCAGTAAACTGGGCAACAACCATAGATTTAAAACCAGTTGCTTTATTACCATCAGCATGCATACCCTGCATACCCCAAACTGATCTTAATGAACAGTTAAAGATATATGGTGAAGCACCTGTTACGGTATCAGTTTCAACTAGAACTTCAGCATCACCAAAACCTAAACCAGAACTAGGACCAGCAGGTAGTGTTGATCTTACAAAAGGTAATAAGTAAGTAAATTTAGTATCACTAATTACAGTCTTAACTTTTGTTGAAATATTATAATCAAGAGCACTAACTCCCTTAATTTTTATAGGAGTTCCACTACTAAATCCATGAGGCAATGCTGTAGTAACAGTTACTATATTACCAGCAGTAGCACCATCACCAGAAATAATATTACTAATAGAAAGAGGGTCTGTAGCAAAAGCACCAACTATTTCAAACTCAGGTCTTACAGGAGCAAAATCATCTGGATGTGTAGGGAATTTGAATCTAACTTCTCTAGTAGATGCTCTGTTAAATGCGTTTGATAACTTACTATAATATACCTGTAGATCAGTTAAACCATAGTCACCAATAACATTGACACCATCAGCATATTCAAAACAGGTTAACTTATGGTGTGAGAATGTAGGTTTAGATCTATTTGTTATTCCAAAATCATGGTTATCTGTATATACTGTAGTATTTTCATCACCATCAAATAATGTAAACTGCCAAAAGTAACATGTACCTGTTATCTTAAAGATTGAAGATTCAGGAACATCAGGATCTGTTGGGTTTGGGACATACTTAGGTCTTATCTTTGTCTTTCTTAAATCTAGTCCAACTAATGAAGTTCCACGAGGAATAACAACTCCACCATGAACACTATTAAACTTATAAAGTACATTATCTTTCTGAGTTAAATCAAAATTTGAATCAAGGGTTAGTCCAAAAGTTTCTGTTGCTCCTTCATTTAATGGAGCTCCGTTAACTGATTCTGCTGGTACTGCTCTAGCATCTCCAGATACAGTTTTAATACCATGACCTGGTCTATTATCTATTAAATGTTCTCCAGGGAAACATAATATAGTTGTTTTCTCAACAATATCATTATCGTTTCCTTCAATATATGAAAATCTTGCTGATTCTATTAATGCCCTCTGAATAGTCTTAAACGGTTTTGTTAACGAATTACCTTCGTTTTCAATACCGTCAGTAGCATCAAGAT